CTGGCAGTTTGCTAGTGTTTGAAAAGTGCGATGGCAACACAGACCAACTTACTTCTAAAGATTTATTTCTCTCTAAAAAGATGTATATCACAAAAATCAAAACAATCTGTGTGCCTCGCTTTGTATATGATGCAGTACCTTAACAATCTATATCTCTATCTGCGGTTCAAGTTAAGTTTAGAGGAGTTACGTTATGTCATTACCAATCCCAGTAGAAGAAGAAATCAGCTACGAACCTAAAGAGGTCAGTGGCGAAGAATTAACGCGTCGTATAGGTTCTCTTAGAGGGCATGGGAATTACACACTAGGTTTGCTGCTCACGGCAGTTGAAGCTGCTCTAGGCGATAGTAAACAAGCAGAGGCGTTAAAAGCAATCGTTAGACGTGAAATGTTCGCCCTCATAGACAGAAACCAAGGGGAAATCTATGAAGCAGTACGAATGCAGCGACCAGGTTTACAGCCAAAAGAAACTCACGTAGATGGACAAGATGAGTTACGCTAACCCACGCCCACCAAGAAAAATACTGCCAAAGCCAAGAATAATATATTTTACACAACATTAAATTAACGACCTTGACCGCAGTTATGAGATATAGATTATAAACCTAATTGAAAGGTTATATGACCAAGACTGAGATAGAAGACAAACACTTTCACCAATTCCTAGTATGGTGCTCAAAAGCCCCTAACGGAAGTAACAATGACCTTATATTTTGGCTCGATCATAACCAACTGATTACAGAGAACTTTTGGGAATACATAGTGAAATATCGTAGTGACGATCTAAAGGAGCAGGAATGACCCCCCAACAAATAGACCACGAGAACCAAATCATAGAAGCTTTTGTAGCCGATCACCAAGCCAAGTACGAAAAAGGTGCTATAGAACACGCACCAGGCTTTCTAGGCGAAGTACCAGCAGACCAACTCTTAGATATGGGTATAGAAGAAGTCCTCGACCAAGCATCCTATCTTTATACGCTTAAACCCAAACTCACAGCCCTCTTGAAGTTCAAAGACAAAGTGACTAAAGCTGTTACCAACTGCTCACAGAACGATATGCACAGTCAGATTTATATTCAATTACTTGATGCGTTGGAGGAGTTAGAGAAATGATTTACAAACTACTAGCCTTCTTAACAGGTTATCACTACCACCTCACAGCTTACCCTTACCGCCCTAAAGAGATCGTCTTCACGAAGAAAGGGTATAGGGTCGGGGAATGACTGAACAAACTAAAACTAACGTATGCCTAAACTGCGGCAAAAGTTTTCAATCGACAAAGCCAAAGAACCACTGTTCAGTAGATTGCGAGAAGCAACATCATGCCAACTAGTAAGCAAAAAAGAGCAGTTGACAAGATGGTGGAAAATGGTGGTAATGCATCACGGGCAATGTTAGAAGCTGGCTATAGTGAAAACACAGCACATACACCATCTAAATTATTGAACTCAAAAGGCTTTATGGAACTGATGGATGAAAAGGGTTTAACAGATACCTTAATTGTAGATGCTCTAGTAGAGGACATCAAAGCAAAGCCTGGCAATCGTACTCAAGAACTTACATTAGCTGTAAAACTACGTGGAAGAATTATTGAACGTGCTGATTTAACTAGTGATGGTGAAAAATTAGGAGTAAGTCTTAGTGCAGAACAAGCCGAACAGCTTATCCGAGCAAGAGCAAATCGCAGCACTCTATAAAGAAACAGCAACTGACGGTACTTTTGGTGAGTACTGTATTCTTCTCGATAAAAACTATCAGATGGAATGGTTCCACGCAGAGGTAGCCAAGAAGCTTGAAGATGGCTATAAACGCTTAATGGCTGGTGAAGATGTGCGCATCATGTTCTTCATGCCACCACGCCACGGCAAGAGTGACATGACCACGCAGAAGTTCACCTCATGGGTACTTGGTAAGTCACCGGACATTCCTATTATCGTAAGCTCATACTCAGACGAACTTGCAACTGACTTCGGACAAAAGACACGCGACATCATGCAGTCCGATGAGTATAAGGCTATGTTTGCTACTAAATTGAGAGTAGATGCAAAAGCTAAGAGTAAATGGCTTACAGACGCAGGTGGTGGCTATACAGCAACAGGTGTTGGTGGTGCAGTCACAGGTAGAGGTTTCAAGATTGGTATCATTGATGACCCATTTAAGAACCGCGAAGAAGCAGATAGCCCCGTAATCCGTGACAGCCGCCACAAATGGTATCAGTCTACCTTCTCAACTCGCGAAGAAGGTAACTCAATGATTATCTTTATTCTGACCCGTTGGCATGACGACGACCTAGCCGGTCGAGTACTCAAAGATGCAGCAGAAGCTAAGAAGCAGGGTGAAGCATACGAAACATGGGATATTATCAAACACAAAGCTATAGCTACTGAAGATGCACCAAACCGTAAAGAGGGTGAAGCATTATGGCCCGACAAGTTCCCTCTGCAAAAACTATTAAAGAAAAAAGCTGTCATGGGTAGCTATGAGTTCTCAGCTCTCTATCAGCAGACCCCAGTTGACGAAGAAAATCGTAAGTTCAAGCAATCATGGTTTCAGTACCGTGACTATAAAGAAGTCCGTGAGAAACAAACCTATAACACAATGACCATTGACCCAAGAGGCAAAGATGACATCAAGTTAGGCAAAGACTACATCGGCATAGTTGTAAACTTCATAGACGATCAAAACAAATGGAATATCATGGCTCGCCGGCAGAAACTATCCGCTACCGGCCTTATTGACTTAATGTTCACCAACTGGCAACGGTACAACCTACATGTTATTGGCATAGAGGATAACCAATTTACTGAGGGGCTGAAGAAATCTATTAACGATGAGATGGAGCTAAGAGGGGTATACCTAAACATAATCTACCTAAAGCATGGAGGCACACAAAAAGAGTTACGCATTGAAGCACTTGTACCACGCTATGAGCATGGCGGTATTTATCACATAAAGCAGGACGGAGTGAACACTTGCGTAGATGTAGAAGAAGAACTGACCCTGTTCCCGAAAGCTACGAATGATGATGCAAGCGACGCTCTGGCCTACCAAGACCAAGCTAGCCAAAAACCTATAAATGAAGATGAAGTATCAACAAGCGGAAACATACATAACTATTGGTAAGGAGTACCATGAGCTTACTGAAAAAAACACCACAATTCGGCAGCATTGAAACGACAAAGATACTTGACGATAACGGTTCAACCCGTACAGATAGTACCAACTATATAGAGGGTGAGATCAAACGTCCTATCCGTCACACGTATACATTCAGAGAGAAAGTATTTAACCAATTAGAAGCTCGCCAAAAGCAAGAGGACTTCATGCAAGAGCTTGAAGATAACAACGTCATGCTCGACCCGATGTTTATCCCAAAAGAGCGTAGTACCCATGGTGATAAGAGTGGATATTTCTACGTTGTAAAACGCTATACGTTACTAGAATACTAGCAGTTGTGTTATAATGTATGTAGCAAACGCCACTGAATAGTACAGACCGTTGCGGAAATATCTGTACTACCAGTGGCATTCTCGTTTCTAAAACCAGACAACCTCTATACAAAATATACGGCATCCAAGCGACACACTGAGCTGCTTACTCGCCCATTCCCTGAGTTTGTTCGCATTGCGCGTAACCGACCAGCTGAGAACACAGACCCAACGTATCCAAATGTAACCGATGGTACAACTGCATCTACTGTTCGTAAGACACCAAAGCGTGTTATTCAGCAGCTCCCTACTGGTGTCGTCACCTGTGAAGTTGAGGACTGGCTCCCGGTTGTTGCCGACTTCAAATATCGTACTGAAATCTTACCCAACGCTAACCTAGAGTATGACCTACTACAGAAGTGCTGGAATGTATTAGAAACTGCCCTGACACTTGGTGTCTGTGCTACCTATACCCCATTCGTCAAACATGCAAAAGGCTTTGGCCCTGATTTATCTGTTATATATTGGGGCGACCTAGCTATCCAACCAGGCAAGAAGTCCGGTGAAGCATCAAGCTATGTATTCGTGCGCTCATGGTGGCAGAAAGAGGACATCGAAGCCCTTATAGATCGTGAGAAAAAGCTTAAGAAACAAGCTAAAGAACGTGGCGAAGAATATGACAGCTCATGGGATATTAGAGCCCTTGAAGAAATCAAAGATGGTGGCAGTACTAAAGACCAACAAGCCAAAACTCCAACCGAATTAGAGCGCAACCTAGATGTTTCAGGCGTAGAGCTTATCACTGGCTTTCAAGAGGGTGTTGATGCAGTATTCTACACATTCAGCCCACGCCTTGAAACTATCGTTCGAACAGAACCAAATGTAGACCCTCGCGGCAAGATACCAATTGACTGGTGCTACGGCGATATAGACGGCTCTAACCCAATGGGTAGGGGTATACCTGAACTAGTCGGTGGATTGCAGAACCTTATCGACAGCGGTATGCAGATGTACCAGTACAACCGCGCTCTTATGTTAGCTCCACCTATGGTCAAGTACGGTCAGTTCAGTGGTGTGAAGCTAGCCCCTCATGCTGTTATAACAAAGTACTCACCAGAGGCTACACTCGAAACACTTAAGATTGATACATCAGCTGTTGCAAACTACCCAGCACTCTATGGATTGCAAAAGTCTCAGCTCTTAAACCTTGTGAACTCACCCGATACTTCAATTAGCGCAGAAGTAGGAAACCCTGGCTTTGGTAAGACCCCAGCAGCAGTAAATCAACAGAAAGCCACTATCTCAGTTGATGATAACTACGTTCGCAAGATGTTTGAGGCATGGTTTGAGGATTGGTCAGAAACGGCTATTAACATCTACTTTGCAAAGAAGCATGGTGTCGAAGAAGTACAGCTCGATGATGACACTGCAAATAAGCTCCGTAAACTAGCCGATGAGGGTAAGTTCGACATTAATCTTCTGTCAGACGATGACAAGATAATGATTGACTTTGATACCGCAACTGCGGCACTTCACTTCAGTGTAGATGCTTCGACTAGTAAGAAGAATGACGATGCAATGCAACTCGATGCGCTCAATGGCCTACTCACAATATACGGTAGTAGCCAAGTCCTACAAAGTGTCATACCACAGGAAAAGATTATCGGCGTATGGAATGCTATGGTCACCGCTTCATCAGTCCAAGACCCTGAAGAACTAACCATAGATGTCAAAGAGTTCTTAGCTCAACAGCAACAGGCTCAGGCTATGCAACAACAGCAAATAGACGCGCAAACGGCTCAGGCTCAAGCAGTACAAACACAGACAGCCCAGCAGCCCCAAATGCAGCCACAATCCCCACAAATGCCCCAAGGTATGCCACAACAAATGCCTATGCAGTCAGAGGAAATGCAGCCACAAGAGCAAGGCGAGTTAAGCGAAGAAGATTACCAGATTATCGACCAACTAAAAGCCCTCGGTATGAATGATAACGTCATTGCTCAGGCTATAGACGACCTTAACCAAGGCATGCACGAAGATGAAGTACTCGCACGAATAGGAGCCGCATATGCAGGATGACAACCTCTACCCAATAAGTACTGAGTACCTACTCGAAGCACCAGCCGAACAGCAGACTGCTACTGAAGTCGAGAAGAACGCCGTTCAAGTAGACCACCCAATCATGTTACAAGCGATTGACTACCTATCACTACAGATTGACCACTTCAATTCTATATCAGCAATAGCCCCTGAAGATAGAAAAGACACGCAAAAGTTTATGGTGACAGTAGATGCGAATGCTCGATTAGTGAGTGAGTTAAACACGGTGAAAGGTTGGCTCGAAGCCCTGATAGCAGAACACATTAAGTAGATGCTTTGTGTGGTGGCTACCAACGCCTCGACAGTAGCCACCACAGAGCGCATCTCATGCTCTCGCCCCGACAGCGTATAAGTCGTAAACAAGGAGAAACATGCCAAACGAGGAAGGCACAGCTGTAAACGAAGCAGTAGAGCAAGTAACTACTACCCCTGCCCCAGCAACAGAGGAAACAAAAGAACTTGAGATCGTAACGGAAGGCCCAGAGCTAAACCCTAATGACTTCCAAGATGAGGTGGAAACAGATGCACCAGTTGCAGACGAACCGAAGCCCAACGATCAACAGGAAGTACCCGAACTAGCACCTAAAAGTCAAAACCGTTTTCAACAGCTCGCCAACGAAAACAAAGAGTTGCGCGAACAGCTTGAACGGCTAGATGCGCGTAAGGCCCAAGTCGCGCAGGAGCAGGAATTACTAGACCAGGTGAACCCTGAAACTGGTGAGTACTACACGACACAAGAGGTCGAACGCATTGCTCGTTTTAATGCGAACCAAGCTGAACAACAGAGGATTGAACAGCAACAGCAATCATTACAAACCCAAGTAAAGCAGCAGACTATCTCGAACGAAGCCAAAAGTATTATTGAGGAGTTCCCACTTTTCAATGAAACCAGCCCAGAGTACAACGCTGAACTAGCCGCCGATTACAACCAACTATTAGGGGATAACCTCTTATATAGGTTCACTGATGGCAAAGTCTACACCGCTAATACCCTGATAACTAACGGCATCAATCCCGAAACACAAACTCTTGTAGACACGTATACATCACCGTACCAACTAGCAAAAACCGTCGCTAATGCCTACAACAAAGCTGCCGTAAAAGCTCAAATAAAAGGGCAACGTGCAACTGAGAAGATGCTATCCCAATCAGATACACCGAGTAGCGCACCAGTCAAACAAAGCCCATCTAGCGAAAAAGCTATGTCAGCTAATGAATATATCAAAGCCAAGGGGCTTGAAGTTGTCTGGTAGTGACATAAAAACAAGGAAAATACGATGACTGTCCAAATAACAACTGGCCTGACCCAAGAAGCTCAGACCGCATACGAGAAGAAGTTCCTATCTCGTGCCGAATATGAAAGTGTCTTTGAGCAGGGCGCACAAATGCGAACTCAGCCAAAGAATGGTGGTGATGTAGTCAAGTTTACTCGACACACCCCACTCGCAACCGTAACTGCTGCTCTCACACAGGGTGTAAACCCAACTGAAGTAGACCTGACGGCTGCAAACGTATCTGCCCAGCTCGCTGAGTATGGTACGACTGTTAAGATTTCACGCTTCCTTACCTTAAACGGTATCGACGCTGCCAACGCCGAGAAAATCGAAGTTGTCGGTCAGAACATGCGCGAAACGCTTGACGTTCTCGTTCGCAACGAACTATTCACTGGCGCAACTGTTCAGTTCCAGAACGCTAAAACCGCTCTGTCTGCTCTAAGTGCATCGGATGTTCTAAAAGTCAAAGACCTTCAGCTTGCTGTTCGTACTTTGAAGCGCAACAAAGCTCGCCGTCTTACTAGCAATGCAGCTCCATGGATGGGTAAACTCTCTCCTGATACTAGCTACGACTTGCAGCAAGATAGCACGTTCATCAACGTAGACAGCTACCAAAACGGCAGCATGATCTACCGTGGTGAGCTAGGCAAAATCTCAGGTGTACGCCTTCTCGAAAGTGCTGCTCCTAAGAGTGAAGCCGGTGGTGCAACGACTGTCTACAGTAACTTTATTCACGGCGACCAAGCCTTTGGCTCGATTGACCTTGAAGGCGATACTGCACAGCTGTACATCATCCCTCACACCAAGATTGACAGTGGCAACCCAGCAGGTCGTTTCAGTATAGTTTCATGGGCTACGTCCTATGTCGCTAAGACTTTGAACGCCAACTGGCTCGTAGTTGTTAAGACTGGTATTACAGCCTAAACATTAAAGGGGTAAGTACCCCCACTGATAGCGTACCGATAGTCGGCTGAACGCTACGGGGGTACTCCTCACTAAGAAATAAAGGAATTATCATGGCACGACATAAAGTAGCAACCGCGAATGTATCAGCAAGCACTACATCAGGGTATTTGTTTAAAGTGAACGTTACCAAAGTTGGTACGGGCGCAAGTTCTATTACTATCTATGACAATCCAAGTGCAGCATCAGGCTCAATCTTGTTTCAGGGTGATGGCCTTGCACAAGGTAGCTTTGACCTGACTGATGGCGCAGGAAACGGCGCAGCATTTTCAACAGGACTATACATCGCCTTAGCAGGTACAACCGTACCAACTGTCGGTGTTGTCTGTAACTAAATCTAAAGAGAGGCATTTACAATGGACGAAGAACTAAAAGGCAAACTGAAGAACCACTACCAAAGGGGTGAGGGTTCAATACAAGACTTAGCACGTATCTATCATCTACCAGTCGAGGATGTGCTAGATGTGCTAAACCTATCCGATCTAACAACTATTGAGGGCATCGGCGACCTTATCGACCAACAAGAGGCTGGCCCCGAAGTCACGCTCAGTAGTTCTAAAATATACAAGACTAAGTTCACGACAAACTAAATGGATATAGGTAGACTAGCCGACATTAAACGGCTTAATGCTATCATCAACAATCCTCTTAAAACTAAAGGGGCGCGTAAGCGTGCGGATGAGGTCAAGAAAAGCATTGTAAAACAGATGAAAGACCGCAAGCTCCGTAGGTTACGTGAACAGCTTGTGAGTGCCGCCTATCACTATGATGAAAAGGTAGAGCTAAAACTAGTCAATCAGATTAAAAGCTATCTAAAGCAAGAGAAAATCGAGGTATAAGATGCAAACCATTAAACCTGCTGGCAAACAAGTATTCGCTGTTGAGAAACAAAAAGAAACAACTACACAGAGTGGCTTTTTAGTCGCTGAGAATACCGCTGAAAAGCCTCTCGCTGCTGATGTACTTGCAGTGGGGCATGAGATTGACTGGATTAAAACAGGTGACGTTATCGTTTATAAGCCCTACGCATCTACCGAATTCAAGCTGAACGAAACAGATTACATTCTGATACATGAGGAAGATATCTTAGGCATCATCGAGGAGGTGTAATGCGTATACTTGCAATAACGAATGTAGGATTTGACGAAAAGAAAGAAAGTGCCGTACAAATATGGCGTATCTGGCGACCACTTGAAGAATTACGCAAGCATGTAGACTGGACGATTGACTACCAGAGAACCTTTATAAAAGACATCGACAAGTTCAAAGAGTTTGCCGAGTTTACGAATGAAGAAGTCGAAGCAGCCGGTAGACATTTAGGCTCGTATGATATTGTCTTTGCGTCTTATCACGCCGATGCCGGAGCGGATGCACTTATGACCGCTGTTAACGCGCGGTATGGTACGAAGTTTATACTCGATGATGACGATAATACCTTTGCTATCGACAAAGAGAACCCGTTTTGGGCAAACATGACTGCCGATCATGCTCACATTATGCAGATAATAAACCGGACTTCTCCATATATCTGTACTACAACCGAGAACCTAGCCGATGTATTCCGAAAGCGTACAGAGTGTGGTGCAACTATTTATGTAATCCCTAACTATATAGCCGACAGTTACCAAAGCCCAAAGCCTGATAACGGAGACAAGCTAGTTATAGGTTACTTTGGCGGCTCTGCTCACTGGATAGACTTTGAGGAAACAGGCATACTCCCAGCCTTGCAACGAGTGATGCACGATCATAAGAATGTCCACTTTGTTAGTTATGGAGTACCAGTTACTCACTATTTACCAAAGGCAAGGTATAACCTGAAGGATGTAATCTATGGTCGTAAGTTCGTCACCGATCTATTCCCGACTATGCAGTTTGATATTGGCATTGCACCACTTCGACAGACAGTCTTTGCAGACGGTAAGTCTAACATTAAGTGGCAAGAGTATACACGAATGGGTGCAGCCTTCCTTGGCTCGAATGTAGGCCCATACAAGAGTGTTAAACCAAGTACTGGCGTAACTGTTGAGAACACAACTGATGCGTGGTATGGGGCTTTAGAAACGCTTGTAACCGATGCCGAGAAGCGCAAGAAACTAGTCGCTGCTGCTCAAAAAGAGCTAGAGACTAACTGGCGACTTGAAGATAACTGGATGAAATATAAAACTATGTTCGAGGAGGTATGCAATGACCGAAGTAAACTATGAAGATGAAGCGAGAACTAATCTATTAAAAGGTGCGGAAGCCTTATATAACGCAGTGAAAACTACGATGGGGCCAAAGGGTCGGAATGTTGTTATAGCACCCAAAGGACAACCACCAACCGTCACCCATGACGGCGTGACTGTCGCAAAAGCCGTTAATCTTCGCGATGAGCACATACGCCCGGGTGCTGACCTTATTAAAGAAGCGGCTAATAAAATGAATAATGATGTTGGTGACGGCACGACTACCGTCACAGTCCTAACCTACCATCTCATGAACGAAGCCAAGAAGCTCATTGATACTGGTAGTAACCCGATGCAACTCGCTCGTGAAGTTGAAGATGCACTTGGTGGCGTAATTGATTACCTGAAAGACTTACGGGTAGAAGCAAACGATGTTGAGACATTGACGAAGATTGCAACACTGAGTGCAGCCGATGAAACGCTTGGTCGTTTGATTGCTGAGACTGTCTTTGCTGTTGGTAAAGCTGGTACGATTACAGTTGAATACTCTAGTAAGCTCGAAACAGAGGCAGAAGTTGGAAAAGGTACTCATGTAACCTCTGGCTATGCAAGTCCACGTATGGCTACAGATGAAAAAAGCGGTGTCGCACAATATGAGAATGCTGCGGTGATCGTGGTAAACAAAGATATAACCACATTTATGGAGATTGTACCCCTCTTGGAGCAAGTTGCAGAAGCGCAGTACTCACAGGCCGTTATATTCGCGAAAGGCTTTGGTGAAGATGCGCTGGCTAACTTTGTTTTGAATAGCGCACATGGTAAGTTCAAGACTTTAGCTGTAGTAGCTCCATGGTTCGAGAAACGACAAGAACACATACTTGAAGATATTGCAGCTGCGACAGGCGCAACTGTTTTGTCTGACAGTACAATATCACTGGCCAGTGCAAAGATTACACATGTTGGCAAAGTCGAACGTGTCATAGCGAATACAGTTAAGACTACCATGATCGGGCTTGGTGGCGATTTAGAGGGTAGACTGAACTTACTCCGCGACATGCTAAAGACCGCAGAGGGTGCAGACGAGGAACACTTAAATATACGCATTGCTGCACTTGCCGGTCAAGTTGCAACTATCCGTGTTGGTGGACGAAGTGAAACTGAAATTGAAGAACGTAAGTATAGAGTAGATGATGCAGTCGCAGCCGTCCGAGCAGCCTTAGATAGTGGCATACTACCTGGAGGAGCAACTGCTCTCTACCGCGCACCTGTTCAGGGAAAGACTGACGGAGCTGAAGTACTATCAAAAGCACTCAAGCAACCATTTGAACAACTTATGAGTAATAGCAGTATTGACCCCGATACAGCGAGGAAACAACTGACAGATGACCCATGGCAAGGCGTAAACGTCCGTGACGGACAGAGTGTAAACCTTTTGGATATGGGAATTATTGACCCATACATGGTAACAGAGCAAGCTTTATCTACGTCTGTAAGTCTCGGAATAATAGGTATGACCGCTGGTGCGCTAATAGTCGATGACGGAAAATAGAGAAAATCTGGTATAATGTATACAGCATAACGTGCCATAAAAGGGTAAAAGACCCAGGCAATGACCTTAAAAGAAAGGCATATAGCGTAAGGGCTATAGCTTTTCATACTCAGGTACTAACAGTTTAGACCGCCAAAGAGTAAAAGACTTTACAGTACGAAAGCTAAGATTTACAAACAATCTAAGCATTTCGGCTTTGAGGAACTTTTACAACTTGGTTAGGAAGTATATTGCATTATTGTACTTTTTGTGGTATAACGGATATAGCATGAAACGAATATTTGCCATTACAGCCACTTTGCTCATTCTTATGAGTGCTGGTGCTGCGTATGCGTCAAACAAGCCTACAACTACCGTACAACAGCCACAGATACTAGTATTTAGTACCCGGTCATTACTCGTACAAGCGAATAGATTACGCGCAGCCAAAGGTGTTGCTCCTCTTAAGTTAGATGAGCGGCTAAACCAGTCGGCTCAGTGGAAAGCAGACGATATGGCGAAGTTTAATTACTTTGGGCATATTAAACCTGGTGAAACTGGACATAATGGTACAAGCAAAGCATTTGAAACTACCGGAAATGACTGCTCATATACTGGTGAAAATATAGATGGTACAAATCTCAATCAGTCACCATTCAGTGGTATAGGTTGGGTCAGTAGCAAACCGCATTACGCAGCAGAGATCGACCCAAATAATGACACAACAGGTTTTGGCGCAGTTAGAGTGGGCAACTTTGTCTACTACGTCCAGCATTTCTGTGATATAAAATAGAACTCCTAACCAAGTTGTAAACTCCTCGAACCACAGAGGAGTTTTTATGAACCCGTTCAGTCTATTAACACAGTTAGCCAAACCAGCGGCTAATCTAATTCAGGACAAATTAGGCGTTGACGTTACCCCAGGTTTTAATGTTACGCGCTCGCCTGGCGAAGGTATACCATTTGTATCACATACAGGCGTACTTGGCGCAACTACCGGCTCAGCACCCTCACCTCAATATGTGTCAGATGGTTCCCCATCAGGTGACAATACACAGCTCACTTCAACTACCGACCAACTAGCAGCAAATGCCGCTAGCGCCGCCCGATCACAAAACATAGCAGGTTACGACCAAGCTATCGGTCAATACAATTCACAACTTGACCGCCTACCCAATCAAGAGCAAATAGCCATAGATAACATCAATAGGCAATTCGGAGTAAAAAAGAACGAACTTACCACAGGTTATAACCAATCAAAGAATACTTACGACACAAGCACTAAACAAAACAGTCAGCAATACGTTACAAACAAGAACCAAATAAATGATAGCTTCTCATCTGGCTTGAGTGGAATGCTCAGAATGTTAGGTGCTTACGGTGCTAACGGCTCAGACCGTTCACTCGCTAGCGGTGTTGCTTCAACTGATGCAGCTCGTCAGCGTTCAGGTGCAAGTCAAACCTTTGGTCAAAACCAGCAAGGACTTGACACGAACTGGGGCAATTACGGCTTAGACTACGCAAACTCGGATAAGAAATTAAACGACTGGCAAACCGAACAGCAAAACTCTGCTCGCGCAACAGGATTAACGAACAAGCAAAACATTCTATCAAAGCTTGCAGAACTACAATCAAGTCGTGCATCAGCAGCCGGTGGAAACGCTACTACAGCCGCACAGTCATATCTCGACCAAATCAACGGCATACAAGGACAAGTAGACCAACTCGGCGCAGTCAATCCTACCTATGACGGTACAACTCCTGTCTATCAGGCTCCGTCACTGAGTAGCTATACCCCAACCTCAACATCAGGAGCTGTAGCAAACAACGCTCTTGAGAGCCAAGCTTCACCATTCCTCTCTATGCTTGCAGGTGACAAGCGCAAACAACAGCAACTAGCGTACTAAATAACGAATTGAAGGATTAAAACCATGAACTTTCTAGAACAACTTATGCATCTTGGTAAGAAACCACAGCAACAAGCACTACCAATGGCTCAGATGGCACAACCTATGGCAAAAATGGCTATACCGATGGCAACTGCTGGTCATGGAGCTGTTTTTCCACAGCAATCAATGTCAGTAGGTACACCTGCATATGGTTCGCCAACTATGTACGGTGGAGACCTACAGGAAACACAAACTGTGCCTCAAGTTAGCGGTCAGATGTATGGCAATGAAACAAACGATGCAACAGGTATTCAGGGTATGCAGAACCCAGGCTTTACCCCTGTTCAAAGTCAGAACATCAACTACCGAGCTGCTATTCAAGCTCCTACATTTGACAACGTACAGCAAGACCCATTCGCACGTTTCCGAAAAATAAGCTTCTAAAGGAGGCTCACAAATGGCAACTCTTTTAAAGAGGCTAAAGGCAGCTATATCTATAGGGAACAATGATAGTTGGTCAAACCCTGATGCTGTCACACCAAAAACTGTACAACGATCACAGAACACACAAAACCTCATAGCAACTGGTGGTCAACGACTTCAGACTACTAGTTTTGGCTCTGTACCTGCTCCTGTTAGACCTACATTCAATGTATCGGCTGCATCTGTAGCAAAACCAATACTAACTACACCACAGCAGATTGCTACTGCTCCACAGAGTAATAAGACATTCGCACAGAACGTAGCCCCAACTACTAACGCTATAAAGACTGTCGCTAAAACTGTAGCAAAGCCTTTCTGGGAAACAGGCGACCTTGCAAAATCTGCCGTACAACTTGGTGTTGCAAATGCTACTGGAAATACCGTAGCAGCTAACAATGTTAGAACTAATCGTGACCAAAGCTATCAGCAATCACTTGCTCCGATGGTATCACGATCATACAACCGGCTGAAGCAAACACCTGTAGTAGGTGACTTAATTGCTCCCGGTCAAAGACAAATGCAAGCCACGCTTGAAAATAAACTATCACAGATACAAACACAGAATAATAAAACCTCGACCAACCTAATCAAGAATGTACAAGCTGGTGTTAAATCAGGTCAATACGACCCAACCAAAGCAGCCGAATACATCAGACAAACTGGTGCAGTCTTAAACGCTCCTAACCAAACTCTTAACGCTATGCAGATGAAGAAACTGCAAGATGCTAACTTTGGCTTGAATGATAGTAAAACTCGAATGTTTGCTCAAACTGCTGGCGACCTCGCTAACGTCGCTGGCTTTGCTGTATCACCTGTTAGTGGTGCATCACTCGCTGGTATGCCCGTTAAACAAGCACTTCGTACAGGTGCAACTGACCTAGCTACTAATGCCACATTGAATGGTGCAGGTGGTGGGTTAAGTGCATACGGACAAGGTGCAAATGCTGCTGATGCTCTCAAAGCAGGTTTACTCAGTGCTGGTATGACCATTCCACTTATGGGTGCTGGTTATGCTGGTGGAGCTATTAAGCAGATTGCTAAAACAGCTCAACCTCTTGACCAATCAGGCAAAATACAAAACCCATTCGTCGCACTAGCCAACAAAACCCAAGGCAATAGCACACAGTACTACCCTGGAACAGCTCTACAATTCGATAACGCGAACGGAAAGTTAAGCTTCCACCCGCAGCAAGCGAGAGATGCCATAAGCCTGAATGTTGCAGATGCTAAAGCCAAGTTAGCAGACCAGATGCGAATGAAAGTAACACCCCTCAATCAAGTAGGTGGTGCTAGTAGTGATGCGTTTTATGGGGAGGGGAAAACAAACAAAACCCTCGACGTACCCAAGACTGAAACGTCAGGTGTGAAACCACCAGTTGAACCACCAGCCATCCATACCGCTGCACAGCCACCAATAGTACCTCCTAATTCACGAATTGCAGTAGCAGGCGGCGAACTTGTCCCTAACTCTGAGAATGGATTGAGCGTACCTAATGGAACACAAACAAAGACCCGTTATGCAGCAAAGACCGTACCTGAAAACCCCTATATAAGTGAGGGAGTAAAAGAAAAGTTAGATGCTCCAACGTATGATAAAAATACCGAAGCACAAGCAGTCACCGAATCGGGTCGCAGATATCAGCAAGTTGGTGAAGATCAATACCTACACAATACCGAACAAGCACTAGATAAGCCGAAAGGCACGATCACACGACAAGAAGCTGTTGATGCTCAGAGTGCAGCATCTCTACTAGATATGCGACCCGATGAAATAAGCCAAGCTCGTGCAGCCCGTATATACGAGAAACTAAGTGAACACTTTACTGCTGCCGGTCAAACTGTACAGGCTGCTGCAATGATGGCCCGACGTAGCGCAGATGGATTACTCTATCATGCCGAGAAAACTTTGCGTGAAGCTGGTGTAACCATGCCGCCACAACTTCGAGCAGAGCTTAAAACAGATATTGAAGCAATCCGTGGTATGAAGAACGGTACAGCTCGTGAGTATGCAGTCAACAGGGTACTCAAGAAAGTCACAGACCAAGTACCATCAGACCTTGCAGATAAAATAACTTCTACATGGAAAGCCGGATTGCTTACGGGCGTAAAAACTCAAACAGGTAACTTCCTATCAAACGGAACATTCGGCGTGCTTCATGATGCATCAAACCCACTTGCATCAGCTATAGACAAGGGTATATCAATATTCACCGGTAAACGTACTAAGACACTCACAGGACAAGGTAGGCTCTCTGGGGCAGTTGAGGGAGTGGGACATGCAAAACGCTTCATGCAAACAGGTATTGACGAGCGTGTTGCCCTTATCGGTAAGTATGAGGGTGGTGGCGTTGTATTCAAAAACAAAGCCCTAAATACTTATGTGAATGGTGTATTTAAGCTTATGGGTGCAGCAGACCGACCAGCCTACTACTCACAGCTTAAAAACTCACTGTATGACCTTGCGGAAGCTGAAGCAAAGAATAAGGGACTATCAGGCGCAGAACGTACAGCATTCATCAAAGATGCAATAGATAATCCTCATGAAGCAATGTTGCAAGTAGCTGTAAATGAAGCCAACAAAGCCGTGCTGAACTACGACACTATATTGAGTAAGGGTGCGGCAGCGATTGCAAATGCCCTAAATAAAATGCCAGCAAATACAAAAATCGGTAAGTTTGCGGCTAAACTAGCACTAGGGTTCAATGCGCCATTCGTTCGAGTGCCATCCGCATTCTTATCGCGTACCATAGACTTCACAGCTCTAGGTGTACCGAAAGAGATATTCCATCAAATATCACAAGGGAAGTTTGACCAACGCGCACTATCTACCGCGCTATCAGAAGCAACAACAGGAACAGCAGTATTAGCTCTTGGTGTAGCACTCGCAAATGCTAGGTTACTTACAGGCTCATACCCAACAGACCCAAAAGAACAAGAACGATGGAAAACAGACAAAATACAGCCTAACAGCGTTAAGTTTGGTGGTACATATTTAAGTCTCAATTACATGGGGCCAGTAGGTATGATATTCGGCATGTCTAATCGTATATCTGATGCTCGTGCTAAAGGGTCTAATACTATCGGCCAAGTTGGACAAGCAGTTGCGGGTCTACCAAAAGACCTTACGCAGCAGTCATTCTTGCAAGGATTAAACAAAGCAATCTCCGCAGTCAATGACCCAGGCAGATACGCAACAAACTACGTGAACTCGCTTGCAAGCTCAACCATTCCAACACTCATGGGTGATGTGGCTGTTGGTGCAGATAAAGCACAACGCGCAGTTGTAAGCGCCAAAGATGCGATACAGGCAAAGATACCTGGCCTTAGAAATATGTTACCCCAAGACCAAGATGTGTATGGCAACCCATTAGAGAGAAAAACGGGGGCTATAAACAGTCTTATAAATCCACTTAGACCATCAGACGGAGTAACTAGCCCAGTACTAAGTGAAGTTGATAGATTGCATAATGTTGACCCGAATAACAAAGACTTACAAGTTACACCAACCCCAATAGATAAGGTTGTATCATTCGGTAGTAAAAAAGTTACTCTTACTGATAACCAACGCCGTGAACTACAGACTATGACGGGTGCATTTACTCAGCAAAAATGGGATGAGTTAATCAAAAATCCTGAGTACCAAAAACTATCAGACGAAGATAAAGCATCAGCGCTAACAAAACTCAAACAAGACGCTGCTACAGTACAGAAAAAGCAATTTTCTATTGCTAACAAAATACAAATGAATAACCTTACTAAGTCACAGTTAAGACTTGCATCTGGCTCATCAAGTGTAGATAACTATACAAAAACCGCCGCACAAAAAGCTGCCCTCGGTTCGCCTGCCGAAAAATACCAAACAGCCCTAGATAATTACAATAAAAACCAAGGTACGATGAGTGATATAACCAAGTACTCTACCAATAAGAGCCTAGCCAAACTAAAAGTCAATGCGCCATATTCAAATGATGTGGTCAGCTTGTATGGTATGAGCAAAACGGAAGCTCTTAAGTACCTATCAACTGAAACTAAGGGAGTAGACAAGAAATCTCTGTACGATCAACTGTTAGCCTATGACAAAGCACTCGTCGCTGCTGGTATAAATAAAACCCTAAAGTTTAGTGGTTCAACCAGTACAAAGAAGTCTGGTAGTGGGAGTAAAACTTCAACACTCGCAGCAGCAACCGCAGCCATCACCGCAAACAACGCCGCTAGAAGCGCAACAAAGAAGTTCAAAATGTCAGCCGCACCAACGGCCACCGCGACACTCAAAAAACAAGCACAAACACCACTCAAAAAGTATGCTACAGCAAAGCATAGTGTAGACTTACGCAAATTGGCAAACCTTGTTTAGCTGTTAAAATATGCCAAAGTTTGGTATAATGTAGACACAAAGCAACGCCATCGAATAGTACGAAGCGTCCGACAAAGTAAAATGTCGGCCTTCGTGCTTTTTAGATAGGCGACAATGACTACGGACAATTTCGTAGCTGCGGTAATTCTTAAAAGTGATGGCGAAGTATCGACTGCTGCTTTTGGCGACGATGACTACACCAAAATCCTACAGCTTGGGAACATCTACATTGGTACATGGGAACGTGAACCAGGTACTAACTGGAACTCCCTCTACTCACCTGAAGAAACTTTAGGCACTATTAGTGCTACTGACACCTATACACTCCCTACTGGCTACCTATATATAAGTGATAAACCTGGTGATGTTGTTCGTATTGACCATGCCGATGGAACGTATACTACTTACGATATAGTCAATGCTGACGAACTGAAACTCTACTACGAGGGAAATAAAACATCTCAACACGGCAAATACTGCGCTCAAATAGGTGCTGACTTAGTATTTAACACAATATTCGCTTCGACTGATGCTGAGTTCGGTGGCACGATTAAATGCCCTGTCTATAATGCTGCTACTCGACTTTCTATTGCTACCAGTATCGTACCCGTAGACGACGCTAACTGGTTAGTCTTTATCTGCGCTGCTGAAAGAACTAGAAACAACACCGTCAAACAAAACCAATACCCGAACCTTATCGCCGAAGCCACTGAAGCTATGAAGCGAATGAAGCAGAATAACGACACCGCACAGAATGACACGTTCGAGCGCGTCAAGGTCGGTGGAGGGGTGAACTGGTAATAGATCGTGATTGCTGCGCCTAAACAGATACCAGTACCTACGATCAAGAGATTGCCTGTTAAGGACTTCTCTAAGGGCGTAGTGTCTGCGTATGATGACGGCTCAACTCCTGTAGAGGGATTGAAAAGTGCTGAGAACGTCATACTCGTACAAGATAGCAAAATACGTCCTCGCCCCTCTCTTATAGCATATGGCCCACAGCCTCTCGGAACAGTACTCGGTGAGATATTCCCCTATAAAAAGGTAGTCGGCACAACTCGTGAAAACTGGCTTATTTCTATGCAGAATGTTGCTAGCACAACAAAAGTCTATATCGCTAAGGGTGAAGATACGACGTGGACAGTATGCAACGGGAAAACGTATAGCAACACTGCTCGCGCTCACTTCTTACAGGTGAATAATAAAGTCCTTGTAATGAACGGTAGCGATAATCTTAGCTATCTTACTATCTCTACAGGTGTTATTACCCCCTATACCGTACTCACGACACCTGCTGTACCTACAGGAATCGTATCTGCTGGCATAACTGGCACGACATTTAACATGTACTACTCAACAACATGGAACTCAACTGTCGGTGAAACCGACGGCTCTGCAACGCTTACAAAACCAGTCCTCAAAGACCGCGAACTATGGGCTGCTGCAACAGATTACGTTGATGTGGTCCGTGGAGCTATCCCTGGCGGTGCTACGTCATGGAACCTATACGCAGGACAAGGTACAGACGGCTCAGGACAACCACAGCTCTACCTCATCGTAAGTGGTATAGATATTGCTGTTACTACGTTTAGGGATGACGGAACGCGTCCACAACAGCTGAATGTACCGCTACCTACATATAACTCAACTGCTGGCCCGAAATCTACAAGAGGTGAAGTTATCAACGGTAGACCATGGCTCACGGGTGACCCAGACAATCCGTATTATGTCTGGCGCGGTGGCGACCCTGGTTGGGAACTGGATTTTTCACCCTCTAATGGTGGTGGTTATTCAATCGTTGGAAGTGGTACAGAAAACCTCCCTATCAAAGTCAAACAGTTTAGGGATAACAAAGGTACGCCAACTGTCACCGTCCTTTCACAAGGGCTTTCAGGCAGTGGCAAAAGAAGTCTGATCGTACCGCAGAGTATCACCTACGGTTCACAGCAATTTATTGTTTACCAAGTCACTGAAGATAACGGCCAGGAGGGTACAGATAGCCCTGATGGTGTCGTTGTGTATAAAGATAGTCTGTTATACCCATCGCGTGAAGGCTTCAAGACGACAGGAACAAAGCCACAACTTCAGAACCTTATCTCTACCGATAAACTAACAAATACTATTCAAGACGCAATCCAAACACTCAATGTTTCAGCTATGGATAGGTGTGTCGGGCTTGTTGCTAATGGACGCGCTTATTGGGCGTTACCCGTTGGCTCTACTACGAATAACCAAATATGGGTGCTTGATATGGACAGGGGCGGAGCGTGGGTCAAACCGTGGTCAATCGCTGCCGACTGGATGCTCTTATACACAGATAACTCAGGAGTTACACATCACCTTGTTCTCTCGAATAATAAACTATGCGAACTTGCCTATGTTGCTCTGACCACAGATAACGGGGTTACTTTTTCTACCTCGGTAAACTCAGGACAAATTAAGTTCTCTGATGACGGCATGATGTGGGGTCGGCTCATCATGGTTATTCTCACCGTTTACCGTCCACAGGGTGCAATAGCTGTCACGGTATCAGGAGAAACTAAAGGCTCACCATTATCACAGATTGGCTCAGAAAACTTTGTACCGACTAGCTCACGAGCTGGTTGGAGTGAGCCTGGTGCTGGATGGAGTAGTTTACGAGGTTGGAGCGAGATTGTAGCTGTGCCTGTGTCATTTAACGATGCAACACAGTATATCAAAGTAAAAGTAAATAAAGATGTCCGGTGGTGGTCATATGCACTCAGTACGGTAGACCCAGGTGTTGATTACACCTTGGCGAGCGTGGTGGGTATCTATGTCGATGCCGGAATACAGGACATAAATTAAAAGGAGTTATCATGCCAGCCGCGATCACAGACAAAATATCACCAACATTTAACACAGCTAACCCAAACGTAGCACGAGTAACCGTAGGGCGAACTGCTCTAGCAACAACGCTTACCTGTGACAACCTTGCTGGCTGGCCTACAGTTGCAGCTGTTCATTTCTCAACGTACAAAATTGACACGAGTAATAAGGTTATTCCTGGTACACAGATTGACTGGAAGGGTATTGTTTCGGGAAATACAATCGGCACACTTACCCGAATGGCTGGCGCAACCGATGCAGGTAGTGCAATCGGTGACGTAGTAGAAATGAACCCAACGGGTTACTGGGGTAAAGACCTTTACGATTGGGGTATAGCCCAACATAACCAAGACGGCACTCACAAATCCCTCACAACCGATACCCTCACTACCACTGGCAACGTTACTATAGGTGGCTCCCTAACTGAAGCTGGTGCAGTTCACTCAACTATGCGAGCAGAAACAGTCTTTGACCACATTAACTCAGGCTGTGTCTGGTCAGGTGATGCATACGCCTCAACTCGTAACGCTTCTTGTACCGCAGGTGTTGTCTACCTATCAGGCAAAAGACTAACCGTAGCAGCCGTAACAACTCGCTCATTCACCGCTTCAAAAGATGTCTACTGTGACCTCAAAGATAACGGCGACGGTACAGCAGTATGGGTGTACTACGACAACACGACAAACGCAGCTTCACCATCATTTGCTACGACTACAGGAACACTCAGGGGTGCAATCATTGTTGTTGGTGCTTCTAACATCGCTGCTGCTACTTCAGTGAACCAAGGGCAAGAGACTATGGTTCTGCCTATCATTTCTAGTGTGCCTATGACAAAGACAGATAGCCTCGGAAACTTAATTTGCCCTCGTGACCCGAACCGCAAAGTTTTAGGCTACAGACAACTTATTACGGGTGTCGGCAGCATTTCTATTACTACGACATTACTTACAGGTTTAACTACAAATGTAATCACTAATGGCCGCCCAATAAAAGTAACTGTTTTTGCACAGAATATTAGTAATACCTCAGCAGCTGCATGGTTCTTAGACCTATACAATGCTCTGACAATAACAGGTTCACCAGTACAGACGGCTCAAGCGTACATGCCGACTATTGGCACTGGGCACTCAGGCACTCTCATATACCAATTTACGCCAGCAGCAGGAACCGTACCTATATGTGTTGGCGCTCGTACAAATACAGGAACACTCACAGCAGGTGGTTCAGGAGCAACAGCAGTTGCATTTATCTTGGTGGAGTACGCCTAGTCATGGACAATCACGCAGAAGCCCCCACTACCATCAAAGAAGTCGGCATACATATTGGATATATGCGTGATGATTTACGAGAACTGAAAGAGATTGTTAAATCCCTGCCTACAGCTTTCGTATCAATCAAAGACCATCAGGAAGTAGTAGACCGCGTGGGAGTGCTTGAGCGTAAAGGTGGGCTGAGAAACACTCTACAGTGGGTCGCACTCGCCACCACAACCATCATAAGTGTATTAGCCCTCTATGACATTTGGGGTAAGTAAGGAGTTACATGCAACAACTTGTTAGCCCTAACCTCACCGTACAAGGTAAGGCTGGTTGGTGTCTATCAGTTCAGCAGGACGTATGGGGTACACCTCATCTCTACGCTACGGCAAAGGACGCATGGGATGCTGCACAGTTCAAACATACAGACCTACCGCCTAGTGATGTTTACTCTATCTGTTACTGGACGTACACCGAGAACGGAACACCGTATTGGCATGTAGCAACTCACGCACCAGACGGCAGAATATACACATCACCATTCAACGTGAGCTATGGGAGCGAATGGTATGCCTCGATAGATGCTATGACGGCACGTATTAGAAAGATTGACCCATCTTCTCAATATGTCGGATGGGTGGAAGACTTAAGCAACGTAAGACTAATAAAGGAGCAGACAGTGGAACTTATAAACGAAAACAGTACTAATACTCTCAGAATTGGTCACAGTGAAATTGGTGGCTGGGATGTAAACAAAACTCACGCTGGGGAATACGATGCAACATTTCATGCAGCATGGGATGGTCACTCAGTTGATGAGTTTATCTATGCTCAATGGCTAGGTGGTGCAGCATTTCGCGCTAAACGAATTGAAGCAATTGACTACTTCGACAACAAACGCCCACAAGTCGAGCAACAAGTGAAAGACCTCACTATTCAAGTAGCAGAACTTACCCGAGCTTTGAAGATTAAGAATGATTTAGTCGATAAGCTCGACGCTCAAGTAGCTATGCAATCAGGTGACACCCAACTCTTAAATGGTTTCGGTGTTTTGTTATCTAAAATAATAGTCCGTCTTGGACTGAAAGGTTAGTATGAAAAAAGACATACTCATTCGCTCAGCAAAAACATTTACACAAGCATTCCTCGCAGCACTCGCTACGGGTGTCGCTGGTGTAACTAATATTGGCACACTCAAAGCACTACTCATAGCTGCCGGTGCTGCTGGTATCTCGGCTGTATGGAACGCTTTGCTTTCTAACAAATAAATAACTGAGAGGCTGTAATGCGTCTAAAAATGTTCGGTGAGAAAGTAGACACCTCACCAGATAACACAGTTCTATTCAAATATGCTGGTGAACTTTCAATGTATAACTTTGTTTATGTGAACGGAGTTAATAGCTATGTAGAGTTATGGGAACAAAGCGAATACAAAGACCTCTACACAAAATTAGCCAAACTAGCGGTTGATGAGAACTACCCGAAGCATACTGAATTACAAGAGGTTGACCCCGATGTTGTAAACAGCTTTGCAGAAAAAGCCCTCAAAGACGTAGCAAAACTAGATGCTGTGCCGATTGAATGGCAGAAGAAACACTAGTGGGAAACCCTGTATGGGTAGGTGACAAACTTTGGTACTTACTCAATCTCACTACGGCTGAACTTATGGAACGATACCCTCAATATACGCAGGGCGGACTTAAAGGTAAGAAAAGCTATTGGCGATCTAAACTAAGTTTAGGAGAAATTACGATGCCGCCGAAACCTGTTGATGGCAACGACTTTTCAGATGTTCTCAAACTTCATAACCTCTCACCACAACTTGCCAAAGAGTTTACTGAGCAAGGCTTTCACGTTGGGTATATCAAAAACAAAGAGGGTGAGATTGAATACACCATTCCGCTGCCTCATGCTAAAGGTAATATTAGAAAATCACCCGAAGAACTCGCAGAACTATATCCACCAGTTGAACCGGCTATCATTCACCCGACTAAGCTCATAGCAGAAGAACGACCCTACAAAATGCTGATCGTGTATGGAGATGGTCAGGTGGACTTTAGACGAAGAATTGACCCTGTAACAGATGAAATGGAGCTAATCCCGTTACATAACATACCGATGCATAACATCATCCAGCAGATTAATGCTGAGTACCAACCTGAATACACAGTTAATCTCGGTGACTTTGCGGATATGTCAGCCCTGTCTCATTTTGATAAGGACAGCGACCACTTTCACAAGACACTCGGCCCATCACTCAGATGGATACATAACTTCTATGCTCAGATGCGAGCAGATAACCCCAAAGCTACGCACGTAGAAGTATCAAGCAATCACGAAGTCCGTATAAAGAAGCAAGTACTGAGGAATATTGAACCGTTGTACGATCTTGTACTCCCTGGCGAAGATTACCCTGTACTCTCTTACTACCGCATGGCTAACCTCGGCAAGCTAGATATTCACTTTGTCTCAGGCTATGGTGCTGCGGAGTTTGTCTATGGAGACACAAACCCGATAGTCTTTAAGCATGGAGTATTCACTTCAAGTAATCCCGGTGCGACAGTCCGAAAAGAAGCCGCATCAAATCCTACTGTGAATATCATACGTGGACATGGACACTCTGACGAAGAAGTACGGCAAACAACCCGAGATGGTAAACAGCTCTTTTATAAGATGCTCGGCAGTTCGTGTATGAATGATGGCCCTGTACCTGGCTACCACTCAGCGGTAGACGATCACAACTACCCAGTGAAGTTTCATAACAGTAAGCATCAGAATACGTTTGCAGTCATAGAGGATTACGGAGAGGGAAGATACCAATTGATTACTATAGACGTAGTTGATGGTGTAGCTTATTTTAAGGGTCGAGTTTACGATGGGAACATTTGAGACACCTACAGTACGTCAGAGCCACTTTGCTAACGAAATGGCGCGGTTATTCATTCCCGGTCATAACGCCTGTCAGACGGCAGAATATGAGGCTACACGTAAACAATACTTGCGTATGGAAGTTCTGAAGATGTGGCAGGGTAGCGGAGTTATCCCACCGCCTGAGCATATAGTAGGCTAGCATTATAAGGCTTGTAATTTAACAACTAATTTGCTATAATTCTTGGTATCGTGACTTCTAACTCATGGCCAAGCGCAAGCTTAGAGGCCATGAGACTTCATGACTAAACCTCTAAGCCGTTAAAAGCCTAGGGGTTTTTAGTTTGGAAGCGGGCGCACTTTGCCCAAACACTGTGCGTCCACTTCTGCTCATAATTTCGATTGTGAGTGGAGTTCAGTGTAGGCAGGGTTGTATTCTACCCACCACGGCACTTAAAAGAACGTGGTACACACCTTAACAAGTAGGCAGATATGTGAAATGAAAGGGGTTTATACGGTCATTGTATGGGTCATCGCAATGGCAGCCTAGTACTAGCTGGTAGTACTCCCCGAGGAGCAGCCCATGCTTAAAGCTGTATAGCGCCTCCATTTCACATACTTGTCTATTTGTTGAGGCCACAAGAATACACAACGCTACTCGTATGGCGTGTTATACGAGCTGGTGACGTGATGCGTCAGATTGGCAATGAGGGTATCAAAAGCCAACCTTGGTGGTAAAACAACAAGTACCTTGTATCTTAAAAATGTAGTGGGGAGCGCCAGCTTTATTACTGACGTATCTAAAAGTAGATACAAATACCAAGACTTAAAAAAGGCAACCCAACAATAGCACAGGTTCTATGATGTAAACCAATTCATCACAGAGCCAGAGCAAACGTAAGGTAGCCTGTACCCGTGGGGTAACAAAAATGCAGGTCTTTTTGGCGTGGATTATTGTAGACAGAACCGAAGCAAAAGCAGTATGCTAATTACAGTTGTGTGAGTACTCCGTGAGGTTTCTACTTACAAACCGTATGCATACAGAGTTAGCCCTAGTACGCCCCACCCTGCTGGGCGCAGCAAGTTATCTTATCGATCTACAATTCGGGGG